CAATGAAGAGTTAGCAAAATATGCAGATCCAAAAGCAAAAGAAATTATTGCCTTACAGGAAGATATAGCACAATTAGAAAAAACAGGTTCGACAATTGGTGCTCTGGATGTGGGTTTAGAAGGTGAAACAGAATTACAAAAACGAAAAATTCCCGGTTTTTTAAAAGAATCAGAAAGTGCTCTTGGAAGGCTACCTATATTTGAAGACAAAGCTCGTCTAGCTTCTTATTCTGACGCTATGGATAAATACTTAGCTGCTCAACAAGAACGAGCGCAATCACTTCCAAGACAAGCAACGGGTAAAGCTTTACATTGGCTAGCAACTCCATTTAGAGAAGGAATTAAAGATGTTGGTTTAAGTCCAGGTTTATTTAATACAGGTGGACGTGTCGGTTTGAAAGAAGGAAAAATGCCAAAAATACCTATGACTCGTAGAGGATTTTTACAATGGCTTCTAGCAGCTGCAGGGACTGGAATTGCAGCAGGAACAGGACTTCTTAAATGGGGTAAAGTCGCTGGAAAAGGAAAAACAGTTATTAAAGCCGGGGACCATATTATTCAAGGCACTAACGGCATGCCCGACTGGTTCATTCCGCTGATAAATAGAATTACGAATGAAGGGACAGATAATACAGCAACTTTGGCAACGAAGAGTCGAGAAATTGTTCATACTAAGAAAATTGAAGGGCACGACGTGGATGTCTATCAAGATTTAACGACGGGTGATATTAGAGTTGTCGTTGAAGGACAAACAGGTAAAAACCTTACGGCTTATGATGAAGGGCTTCAATTAGAATATACAGCTCCTGTGGAAGATGTCACTTCTAAAGGAAAGCCATTTAAAACAAAATCAGACTTTCAGGTGGAGGAAACAGAAGCGAGTTATTATAGAACAAGTCCAGATGATGCAGATCTGGAAGTTGGACCTAACATTCAAGGTCAGCCTACAAAATACGATGTGAAAAAAGGAACGTTTGTTGTAGATGAAACAAAAGCTACCACAGATGGAATATTGTCTGATACTAATTTCTTAAAGAATTATGCAAAGAAGAAAAAGCCAAATATGGGCCAAATCGTGGAAACGAGTAAAAAGAAAAAAGAGATAAAATATTTAAATAAAAATCCACATGAAGACCCTAGAATACCAGAAGGACCAGAGCCGGATTATGATGACTATCTTCCAGGTATAGATGATTTAGACTAATGACCCTAACTCGATCAAATTTCAGTCAATTAACAAGCCTAGTGCCTCCACGAAGTGGACCGGTATCAAGGGGCTTGAATATTAAATATAATACTGTTAAGACAGTGAAGACGGAGAAACTAAATGGCAAACAGCATAGACAAAGCGTTACCAAACGTTCAACAAACTATAAAACTACCTAGTCCTAAGGAAGTCGAAATAGAGCAGCAACAACAAACTGCTCAACAGATGACGGAGCCGGTGGACATTCAAAAGAATGAAGATGGTAGTGTTGATATTAATTTTGATCCAAATGCTGTTAATCCAGGAGATGACAAAGGACACTTTGCTAATTTAGCAGAATTACTTCCTGATAATGTTTTATCTCCGTTAGGACATAAACTTTATCAAGACTATCAAGATTATAAAACTTCAAGAAAAGATTGGGAAAGAGCTTACGTATCAGGATTAGATCTTTTAGGATTTAATTATGATGACCGAACAGAACCCTTCAAAGGAGCATCTGGTGCCACGCACCCTGTGCTTGCAGAAGCCGTTACCCAATTTCAATCCCTAGCTTATAAAGAATTATTACCTTCGGGCGGACCTGTAAGAGCTCAAATTATTGGAAAACCGAATCCACAAAAAGAACAGCAGTCACAACGTGTCAAAGATTACATGAATTGGCAAATCATGGATCAGATGAAAGAATATGAATCTGACTTTGATCAAATGTTATTTTATTTACCTCTTGCAGGATCTGCATTTAAAAAAATTTATTATGATGATCTAATGCAACGAGCAGTATCTAAGTTCGTTCCTGCAGATGACCTAGTGGTGCCTTACACAGCAACCTCTTTAGAAGATTGTGAATCCGTGATTCATGTCATCAGAATGTCAGAAAATGATTTAAGAAAAAAACAAGTAGGTGGATTTTACAGTGACGTTGAAATAACACCAACTCATTTAATTGAATCTGAACTTCAAGAAAAGGAAAGAAAATTAGAAGGGGCAACACGAGGCAGAGATGATCGTATGTTTACGATTTTAGAATGTCACGTGAATGTTGACTTAGAAGGCTTTGAAGATGTGGATCTAACGAATGGAGAACCAACAGGAATTAAACTACCTTATATCGTTACTTTAGAAGAAGGAACGAGAAAAGTTTTATCAGTAAGACGAAATTATGATGTTAAAGATCTTTTAAAGAAAAGAATTGATTATTTTGTTCATTTTAAATTTTTACCAGGCCTGGGCTTTTATGGCTTTGGTCTTATTCACATGATAGGTGGATTGTCTAGAACAGCAACTGCTGCGTTAAGACAATTACTTGATGCAGGAACTTTATCGAATTTACCTGCTGGATTTAAAATGCGTGGAATTAAAATGAGAGACGAAGCACAAGCTGTTCAACCAGGAGAATTTAGAGATGTAGATGCTCCGGGTGGAAATTTAAAAGATGCTTTTATGATGCTTCCATTTAAAGAACCTTCTCAGACCTTATTACAACTTATGGGCGTCGTGGTACAAGCAGGACAACGATTCGCATCCATTGCGGACCTGCAAGTAGGTGAGGGTAATCAACAAGCGGCAGTGGGCACGACCGTTGCGCTTTTGGAAAGAGGTTCAAGAACAATGTCGGCAATACATAAAAGATTGTATGCGTCGATGAAAAAAGAATTTAATTTATTAGCAAAGGTTTTCAAACTTTATCTACCACCCGTATATCCATACGATGTTGTTGGAGGCCAAAGGCAAATTATGCAAGCGGACTTTGATGATAGAGTAGATATTCTGCCAGTTGCGGATCCGAATATCTTTAGTCAAACTCAAAGAATCTCCCTCGCACAAACGGAACTGCAATTGGCGGCCTCAAATCCAAAAATGCACAATCAATACGAAGTGTATCGGAACATGTATGAAGCTTTAGGGGTCAAAGATATTGATTTAATATTAAAACCAAAACCACAGATAGTTCCAAAGGATCCGTCCTTAGAACATATTGATGCTTTAGGCGGAATGCCTTTCAGAGCCTTCCCTGGACAAGACCATAGAGCGCATATTACAGCGCACTTAAACTTTATGGCAACAAATTTGGCTAGAAGTGCACCAATGATGACTGCAGCTGTTGAGAAAAATTGTTTGGAACACATTTCTTTAATGGCTCAAGAACAAATTGAATTAGAATTTAGAGAAGAATTGCAACAGATGCAGCAAATGCAGATGCAAGCACAGCAAAATCCGCAAATAATGCAACAAAATCCGCAATTGCAACAACAAATGCAATTAACACAACAAAAAATTGAAGCAAGAAAAGCGGTTTTAGTCGCTGAAATGATGGAAGACTTCATGAAGGAAGAAAAAGCCGTGACTTCTCAGTTTGATCATGATCCAATTGCTAAATTAAGAGCTAGAGAGCTTGATATTAGAGCCATGGACAATGAAGCGAAAAGAAGAGAAGCTGAAAAAAGACTTGACTTAGAAAATATGAAGGCCATGATGAACCAAAATATTCAGGAAACGAAAATTGATCAAAATGAAGAATTGGCTGAACTTAGAGCAGATACTTCAATTGAAAAACAAGAAATGGCGAATGCCAATAGACTTAAACTAGCTGGTATGAAGCCAAAAACAAATGGAAGGAGTAAGTAATGGCGTGGAACTACGTTAAACAGAAAACAGTCGCATCTCCAGACGCACGGAGAAACGACAAGCCCGTTAAACAGGAAAAATTTGTTAAAGATACAAACCCTGTTAAAGGGACTAGAGCTGCAAGACCACAAAAACCTGTAACTTGGGTATAATATGGCTTGGTTTGGATTAGCTAAAATAGCATTACAAGCGGGAGGCAAAATATATGCCAATCGTCAAAAAACAAAAATGGCTATGTCTGATGCACAGCTTATGCATGCACAGAGAATGGCCTCCGGTGAGGAATCTTACCAGGGCAAACTTTTAGAAGCTCGGCAAAACGATTACAAGGACGAAATCGTTTTGGCGATTTTAACACTCCCGATAATTGTGCTCGCTTGGTCGGTGTGGACAGAGGATCC